GAATGTTCCCTAGGATAATGTACTGCAGCAACCCTGGTGGAGTTGGACATGATTATTTTAAGACTCAATTCGTTGATCACGGAGAAAAGTCATGGCGAGCGCCGCCTAGCGACGGAGGTATGAGTAGGATGTATGTCCCAGCCAGACTGGCTGATAATTACACGTTAACGCGGGCCGACCCCGGCTATGCCGATCGATTGAGGGGATTGGGCGACTCCGCATTAGTTGATGCAATGTTATCGGGTGATTGGGATATCATGATGAAAGGTATGTTCAGCGACGTATGGGCGCCGAAGTTCCAAGTGATTCATCCATTCAGCGTACCCAAGAAGTGGAAGATTGATCGAGCCCATGACTGGGGCTCGAGTGCCCCTGGTGGAAATTTATATTTCGCCGAGTCAAACGGCGAGAAATTCGCCGATGTTTATGGCGTTGAGCGAACCGTTCCCCGCGGTTCACTCTTCGTTATAGGTGAACTTTATTTTGCTAATGAAAAGAGAGAGGGATTAAAACTATTTCCAGATGAGCAAGCTAGAAGGATGCGACAATATGAGAATGAAAGGTTTCCTACTCATCATATTCGTCCAGGTCCTGCTGACGCGTCTATATGGACTACAGACCAGTCTTCGGATAGCATAAATGATAAGTTTGTAGAAGGTGGAATAATTTTTACTAAGTCGGATAAGTCACCCGGTTCTAGAGTTCATGGGTGGCAGTTAATACGACAGATGTTACGCGCTACTATAGATAATAGTAGCGACCAGAAGCATCTCTATATTACGACAGATTGTCCGCACTTAATAAGAACTATGCCAATGATGCAGAGAGATGATAAGAAGATAGAGGATATTGATACGAAATTAGAAGATCATTTATGTGATATTTTAAGATATCGTATCTTGAAACTAAACCAACAAATTCAAATGCGTAAAGTTATAGGACTATAAGTAATGGCAGTTGAGCAAACTACTCTGTTATCGCCAGGTACGCCCGGTACACAAATTATTCAGGAAACGTCCTTACGTCATCCTGATTATGCTGGTCACGAAGTAAAGTGGAACAGAATTCGTGATTGCGTAAATGGTAGTGATGCGGTTAAGGCCAAGAGAACACTATATCTTCCGAAGCTTACTGGTCAGAGTAAAGATGAATATAACGCGTATTTAACGCGTGCTTTGTTCGTTTCTTTCACTGACAGGACCTTGAAGGGTTTAGTCGGTCTTATGACTGAACGAGAGCCGAATATTGAGGCTCCAGATGAAATGAGGCCGTATTTTGAAGATGTAGATAATCAAGGGACCTCTTTCTTCGAACTTTTGCGTTGGGTAACAGAAGAAGTAGTCGCTATGGGGCGTACTGGGTTACTTATCGACTTTCCGGTCGAAGGTGGGCGCGCTTATACGATTCCATATGCTGCTGAGAACATCATAAATTGGAATACTGACCCTATTTTTCGAAATTTGAACATGTTAGTGCTTCAGGAGCTTAGATATTGGCCTCAACCGAGCACGATGCACTTTTTGTCGCGATATGTAGAATATAGGCTTCTTAGACTAAATTCGGGCTCCGGAATGTACGAGGGAGAAGTTTGGAGGCGCTCTGTGACAGATACTTCGTCTGGAGCGCTAAATAGACGTGCCGTAATTTCACCAGTAGTACGTGGTGATCCGATAGACATTATTCCGTTTACCTTCATTACGTCTGAAGGTATTACTACGGAACTAGTAAAGCCGCCCATGCTGGATATAGTAGACGTTAACCTATCTCATTTTAGAACTAGTGCTGATCTCGAGCATGGGCGGCATTTTACTGCACTACCAGTTCCTGTAGTGACAGGTGTTGACAGTGATTCGCCATTGCGAGTAGGCTCTGAGCAAGCATGGGTACTTCCGCCCCATCAAGCCAAGGCGTATTATCTTGAGTTCACTGGTCAAGGCCTACAGAGTCTAGAAGGGGCGCTTAAAGAGAAATCTGATCAAATGGCCGTATTTAGCACTAGAATGATGGATAATAGTGCTAGAGGCAGTGAGTCGCCTGATAATGTGCGTATTAGACACTCTTCTGATGCGGCAAATATGACCCGTATTGTAGAGACGATAGAAAATGCGTTTAATCGTCACTATAATTTAATTAGAGTAATGGAAGGCATTCCTGGTGAAGTTAAGATTACTCTTAACAAGCATTTCTTAGATGCTAGAATGCCGGCTACTGAGTTAAGAGAAATTGTTAAGGCGTTCACAGAAGGCGCTATTAACGAAGAGACGCTGATATTTAACCTCACGCGAGGCGATATCATGCAAACAGACACGTTGGATCGAAAAGTCGATAGAACAATACCTGGTCCGCGTGAAGAAGATAAAAACGGTGATAAACCTACTGATGACGAGGATGAAGAATAATGGCACTTAAATTTGTACTAGATAGTATTGACGATCTTGATGATAGTCTTAAGCCGCTATACTCAAAGCATACGGACGGTAAATTCTACTTGGATGTAGAGGGTGCTGTAGCTAAAGCTAAAGTCGATGAATTTCGTGATAATAACGTCGCTTTAAAGCAAGAAATTGAAGCGCTGACCGATAAGTATGGTAATATTGATCTTGAGAAGTATCAGGACCTTATGGATAAAGCCGCGCTTGATGACGGTAAGAAACGCATTCCTATGGAAAAGGTCGACGAAATTGTTGCCGAGAGAACGACAGCAATGAAGGCTGAGCATCAAAATCAAATTGAAGCGCTAACGACTAGTAATATTAAGCTTACTGGTCAGCTAGATGGTCTTTTGATCGATGGCGCAGTTAGAAATTCGGCCGTAGAGGCTAAAGTACGTAGTGCTGCTCTAGAGGACGTAGTTTTACGCGCTAAACAGACTTTTAAGGTTGTAGACGGTAAGGCCGTCGCTCACGATGCTGAAGGAACAGTTATCTACGGTAAAGATGGAACTAATCCACTAAGTACTACCGAATGGATCGGTGGTCTTAAGACGTCAGCACCTCATTTATTTGAAGAGTCAAAGGGTGGTGGTGCACACGGTGGTGACCATAAACCTGGTGATCAAAAACCAGCTGACGCGTCCAATATGTCACCACTACAGAAGATTTCAGCGGGAATGGCTGCTTCTGAGTAATTTTATTTAAGGAACCTTTAAGGAAAGTATTTACTTTGAGGTTCAAATGCAGTAGAATGATATAATAGAAGATAGTCCAAGTGCGGGGCACTGGAAAGCGATTCCTAATTGTCCTGTCCTTCGGTGAAGGACGCTTATAAACGTATTCATTGGAGGATACAATTAAATGGCTAGTGTAACTCTTGTCGAGTCCGCCAAGCTGTCGCAAGACATGCTTATTGCAGGTGTCATCGAATCTATCGTTACAGTAGATAGGTTTTTTGAAGTTCTTCCGTTTCTAGAGATTGAAGGTAATGCTCTCGCATACAATCGTGAGGCAGCTCTGGGTGACGTGGAGAATCTGGCAGTTGGTGGAACAATCGTTGCGAAGGCAGCGGCCACGTTCACCAAGGTAACTACGTCTCTGACGACTATCATTGGTGATGCTGAAGTTAACAACCTGATCCAGACCACTCGGTCAAACTTTACGGATCAAAAAGCAGCTCAAGTAATGTCGAAAGCCAAGAATATTGGCTTAACCTATCGTGATCAGTATGTTAATGGTACTGGCGCGTCTGACACCGTTCAAGGTCTCATTTCTCTTGTTGCCGCTGCTGCTGCGTCCCAGACGTTGGTAGCTGCTGCTCGTGATGTGGTGCGGGTACTAACGGTGATCAGCTTTCGTTCTTAGTTATGGACGAGCTTATCGATATTGTTAAGGATAAAAACGGTATCGTCGATTATTTCATGATGAATAGTCGTGAAATTCGAGCATTCTTTGTACTGCTTCGTGCTCAAGGCGGCGCGACCATTCAAGAAACAGTGACACTGCCCTCTGGTGCCACAGTTCCTGGATATCGCGGTGTACCGATTTTCCGAAATGATAATATCCCACTTGATGAGACGGTCGGTTCTAATGACACGTCAGCACATATTTTTGCGGGTACTTTGGATGATGGATCGAATCAGGTAGGTATCTCTGGTTTGACCGCTGTCGGTGAGTCTGGTATTAGAGTCTCAGAGATTGGCGAACACCAATCGAAGGACGAATCAATTACTCGCGTCAAATTCTATTGCGGTTTCGCGCTCTTTAGTGAGCTTGGTGTTGCCGCAGCTACAGGTATTGGTGGAGCTACCACCTAATAGTTAGTAAGAGTTTGCACGCCGTGAGTAGGCTGATTTGGCCCGCTTCCTAGAGGAGCGGGCCCCTTTTTAATAACTATAACTACAGGTGAAAGCAATGTCTGATAATACAAATAAAGTCACTTTCGTGCTAACTGGACCTCGTGAGGGTTCTACGGTTATCCTTAATAATCGTTATGGGTTTAAAGACGGCGAGCTAACTGTCGATCATGTTTATAGAGAGCCGTTCAGGATTATTCTGTGCACCCATTACTGTTGTAATATTAAGGGCGAGGCGCCTCTATGGAGGACGGAAACAGATAAAGCCGGAAAGAAGGCTTCAGTTAAGATCACTGACTTTGAAAAGCCTGCAGTCGAAACTACGATTGTTAAATCAGAGCCATCAGTAACGACCACCGATGGTGGAGCTAGCGCAGTAAGGACACCAGATGTAGTGTTGGATACCGGCGAAGGTGAAGGTGCTGGTTCTGGCGAAGGTTCTGGCGAAGGTGCCGGCAAACCTGCAAAGGAGTAGTGAATGGCTGTTGATGCGACTGTAGGAGGTGTAGATGCTAACTCATACGCAACAGAAGTAGAAGCTGATGCGTATTTTGAGGGACGCCTTTCTCCAGAAAGCTACACTAGTGCTGATGCCGGTATTCAGGAACGAGCACTCAGAAGTGCTACGACTTTTTTAGACGCTAGAGTTGACTGGGTTGGAGACGTAAAGGATCAAATTACACCTCAAGCTCTAGCTTGGCCTAGGGTATATGACTCTACGCTCGCTACACCAGAAGACGTATTGGTCTTGGGTCAAGAAATTCCTCAGGACCTTAAGAATGCTCAATGTGAATTAGCGTTATTCTTACTCACTAGTGGTGAGCCGTCTAGCAGCAATGATTTAGACTCGATTAAAGTCGGTAGTTTAGCTATCGACTTTAATGAGTTTAAATCTAGTCAACTCATCCCCGATACGATATGGTCTATGATATCGTATCTTGGGTCTAGATTTACGCCTAAAGATCAGATTAAGTCAGTTAATTTGGTTAGAATTTAGTCGTGTCACTAGAAAATAGATTAACGCAATCTGTAGATAGAGCGTTTAATGCTCTAGAGGACCTTGCGGGCGATATGATTATAACGTCCGTAGTTACTGATGGATACACACCTAGTACAGGTGTTGTAGATCAAACAGAGACACCTTATACGGTTACAGCAGTATTTGATACGTATGAGACGGATAGAGTAGACGGAACGATTATACAGGCTGAAGATCGACTGGTTTTAGTAAAACCGGTTGATACGTTTAAACCTAAAATTGGTGATACTATAGAGGACCCAGACGGCATTGTATACAATGTCATGAATTTTACGGATGTTAGAGCATACGATAAATCGTTTTTATGGGAATTACAGGCTCGTAAATAATGATGTCATTAAGTTGGAAATCGCCTAAACCATCATTCTCGTTTATACCAAAAGTTAGACGAGCGGCGGCTCAACATGCGTTAGATTTAGCTGAAGCCGTATGGCAAGGAGCTGTAGATCGTACACCTGTACGATCCGGTGAGTTGAGAGCATCTTGGACACTGAGTAAAGGTAAACCTATTTTCGCTACTGTGGGGAATAGGTCTACTAACTCAGTACTACCGCCACCATCTATGCCTAAATTAAAAGCTACAGTGTTAGGCAGTGCTAAATTCTTTGTTTCAAATGGTAAGTCGTATGGGCCGCATGTAGAGTACGGTTCTTCAACAATTATGCCTCATTTAATGTTAACTAGAGCGATACAGTCCGTTGACATTTGAAGCCGTGACAATAGCGCTGGAGTCTAGATTCGCGGACCTTTGGCCATATACTCTAATAAAATGGCCGAATGTCGGGTTGCCTACTGCATCATTAGATGAGTGGGTTTGTTTTAATCATATACATGATGAATCGAAAATAGCTCAAGTCGGTACATCATATAATGTAAATAGATACTATGGAGTGATTGTAGTACAGATATTTGTAAAGCCAAATATAGGTTTATTACGAGCTAAAGTATTATCGGATTACGTATCTGATATATGGAGGACCTTTCAATTTTCAGGTATAACAATAAACGTCCCTGAAATAGTTGAGGTTGGAATTTTAAATGGTTGGTACCAATTAAACGTGCAAAATACTTATCATAGAAGTAATTACGAGCAAATTAGCTCACTATAAAATAGGACAATACTCATGGCTGATGAACAAAAAACTAGAGAATATACGAAAGAAGATTTAGAGAAAATGACGCCGGCGGCTGTCAATAACCTAATGATGATAGCTACAGAGATCAAGGGTACAGGTGTTGTACGGCGTGCCGATGGGTCGATTAAATATGACGATGACGCAAAACCAGGCACGTATGGCGAGGAATTTATTACTTAATCAGAGGTAAAGAGTCATGACTTTAGTACTAGAAGTTGCATTGCAAAACGCGATGGCCGACGCAATCGGTACGTATGTAGACGCTGGAACGGCGCCGGAACTTGTATTCGAGACGTCTGGTGATGTAGACGTAGCGACGATTATTCTGGATACTACTAATGCATTTGGTTCAGCAGCGGCCGGCGTCATTACTATGACAGGCCAACCGCTGCAAGATACGAATGCTACCGGTGGTGAAACCGTTCAGTTCTCGATTTATCAGAATGTCGGTCAGACGAACAAGTGTCTTGAGGGAACTGTATCAACGTCTGGAGCAGATATTAATATTAGCTCCACTACAGTCGGTGCGACCGACACAGTTGAGTTGACAACGTTTACGATTACTGTTCCTGCATCGTAATAGTTACTAGTTAAATAGGAGGCCATTATGGCTGACGCACAGATGATTACGGCCTTGGGGCAGGAGTTGCTATTGGACCCGGTGGGTCTAGGTTATGCTGCGCATGTTCAGGTGAATTGGCAGGATGAAGCTAACGCTCTGGCTGATTTAGCCCTGATCAATGCTCTGACTCGTGTTGTGGATGTACCAACGCTTAGTGGCTCTCAATTGTTTGAGGCTATTGACAATGATGAATGGGATTCTCGAACAGCGGCTCAGAAGTCTAAGATTCAATTGATCGTGAGTCTTGGGGATAATATTCAGATAGCACCGGGGACGAAAGCCCGAGCAATGCTGTCCTCAGCCTTAGCAGACGATGGCGGGAATGGTGCAGCTACAGTTTCCTTAGCGGCTCTTGGTGTTCTTGGATCGAAGACCGTGAGTCGAGCTGAAGAGCTCGGGTTTGGTGCTTTGAAAGCAGGCCATATCCAATTGGCTCGGAGGGAAACGCCATGACAGATGTAAAATATTCGGGCTACAAAGACGATGCACAATCAGTCGTTTTCAGTGGTACTCGCACCCTTGTGTCTTTGGCTATTGATGAGTGGACAGACCTCTCTGATGTCATCAATAACGGAGCCAATGGGTATCTATTCGCGGACTGGGAGTTTGTTTGTACGTCTGTTGCCTTCACGGGAGCAGATTCTGCGATTGAGCTATACCTGGTTCCGGTTGTGGATGGTACGAATGATCCGGACTGGACAGGCGATGGTACGACTGCTGAACAAGAGCATAACGTGTTCTTTGCAGGGGCGTTTACGACCTCTGGTGACACGTCTGCTCAGCGGCTTACGTTGCGGGGCATTGAGATGCCTGTGGGTAAGTTCAAGGTCGGCGTACGGAATATGGGTGGTATCGCACTGGCTGCTTCTGGCAGTACTCTTAAGTACCGACCGTGGCAATATAGTAGTGCGTAATCCAGCGCCGCACGAGGTGGCGTGATGAGCAAGCAATACTTTGATGACTTCTCCAGCTTTGCTGCTGGCGATATTGAGTCGCAAGACAATCCGTATGACATCGCCACAGAGGGAGACTGGGCGATTACGGTCACTGCTGATCTTGATGCTAAGGGCGGTAAATACCTTGATTTTGATGATAACGGGTATGGTGATGGCATTAACTACGTGGGCAGGAGGGGGCTTCTAACCTCTGGTGACACTGAAGTTGTTTGTCGATGTAAGCTCGGCGGGAACAGTACTTCAGTAGATGTGAGAGGGCCGGTACTTGCTCAGGTTGATCTTGCCTGCTACTCGCTTTCTTACCAATCTGCAAATCAAATAGTCTTATACCGATACAATACCTCATGGGGTACTGAAGAAACGCTAGGACTCACGGCATTTACTTATACATCCGATTGGGTCTGGATGCGTTTGGGGCGAGTTGACAATGTGATTCGTGCCAAAATTTGGAATGACGGTAGTCCAGAACCCCATGTTTGGCAGATATCAGATGTGCCAGATACTGTCTATGGTGCTTTGTTCCCGGCTTATGGCGTTCAGTATTATATTCCCGCTCCCTATGCCTTAGATACGTTTGGTGTTGGGCTAGATGCTGAAGCTCCCAAGTCTATCTATGATATAGATGAAGCTCCGCCAATTGGCCCAGCAGTAATCCGCAGACCGTGGACAAAGCAGCCGCCAGTAGGCACTAAGATTGATTGGAGCAATCCAATTGCACGTAAGCTGGCATTTCTGTGGTCTGGCCCTCATACGGGTGGTGGCTATGGGGCTGATCTTATATCTGGTTACAAAGTCCCGAACTATGGCACTGGTGATGATGTTGTTGTAGGTACTGATGCA